AACCAAAACGTACTCCAGGCCATGCTAAGAAGTCTCATATCGTAGTAGCTAAATCTGGCGGTAAAGTAAAAACGATTCGTTTCGGCCAGCAGGGAGCTAAAACGGCAGGGAAGCCGAAGGCTGGAGAATCAACAGCAATGAAAAAGAAGAGGGCGTCTTTCAAAGCACGACACGCCAAGAATATCGCTAAAGGCAAAATGTCAGCAGCATATTGGGCAGATAAAGTCAAATGGTGAGTAAAACACATAAGCATCACGTACAGGGGAAAATAGCCCCACAATATGACGTTGTAGTAAATGCAAACTCAAACGGTGATGTATGTACCATTAATAACCCCTTACCTGTAGTTAATGTTGGTAGTAGTAATAATATTGACCTCGCTGCTGGGTTGCTAACCGGTCATTCTCATATCAACAAGTTTGGGTTCAATCCAGCTGTAGGTACAGGATTTGAAATTGTATCCGATCAAAGTGTTGTTGCTCAACCATATCCGACCACTGCTGTTACTATTTCGTTAATTAGTAGTGCAACAACTAATGATGCTGGGTTGAATATAAGCATACAAGGTCTTGACGCCAACTATGCGATACAGGAAGAAACCGTTACTTTGAACGCAGGTGGCTCATTTACAACAACCAATACATACCTTCGTGTGTTTCGTGCTATTGTAAACTCTACGAATCAGGGCAATATTACTATACAATATAATACCGACCCCACATCTATTGCTGATGTCATTCCCTCTGATGCTGGTCAGACATTGATGGCTGTGTACACAGTTCCTGCCGGAAAGACTGCGTATCTCATTAAGTTCCAAGGTAATGTGGAAAAAGATACAGGTACGATATTCAGATTAAGGTGTAGACCTTTTGGCGGTCAATTCAGCGTAAAAGGTCAGTATGGCACATTCGGATCGTCAGTTACATATGATTACCCAGTACCATTAGTGATTACTGAGAAAACTGACATCGAAATACAAGTAAAGGCGAATGGTACGACTGGCGCTGGCGCTATCTTTGACCTAATTTTAATAGATAATTAAAGGAGATAATTATGACAGAGAATTTTCATCCAGCAGACACTAATGGTGACGGAAAAGTTTCCGACGCCGAACAAAAAATGTATATGGAATTCAAACGCAAAGAGCTTGAAGACCAAGATGCACAGCGTGATGCAATGCGAAAGATGACATGGTTTTCTCTATCAGGAATGCTACTTTATCCTTTCGGCATATTCTGCACATCATTATTCGGATTAGATAGCGCCGCTAAAATAATCGGTGATATTGCTCCCACTTACTTTGTAGCTATCGCAGCCCTGGTTTCAGCATTCTTTGGAGCCAACGCATATGCAGGGAAGAAATAATGGAAATGTTACTTGATTTAGCAATGACTTTTTGGCAGTGGACAGTACTCGCAGTACTGGTACTCATTGGTTTTATAGTAAACAAAGTAGATAAAAAAGAAGAAACACTGGTAGGATTTAAATATAAGTTTATGCCAGTTATGTCACCTTTACCGATCAAAACAAAAGATAAAGGTTTTTGGAAAGGTATCCTAATGTGGTTACTCGGTACACGTAAGTGGAAAATCGAACAAGATTTTAACTATACTCTGAATGATGTAGAATATAAGATACCTGCGGGGTTTGAGTTTGATGGAGCATCTGTTCCTAAGTTTCTCGCAACTTTCTTATCGCCAGTAGGAGTACTACTCATGGGAGGTTTAGTTCATGACTACGGTTATAAATTTGCCACTCTTATGAAGAAAGATGGAAGTACAATCGGTTATCACAATCAGAAATACATGGACGGTTTGTTTCGTGACATTTGTATTGAAGTAAATGGTTTCCGAGTTCTTAACTATCTAGCATACTGGTCACTGCGTCTAGCAGGATTCGTAGCCTGGAATGGTCATAAAAAGAGAGGTACTCAGTGTGAAATGGATTAAAGCAGCAATGAAAGAACGCACATCTTGGGATGGTGCAATGTTAATAGCAGTCTGTGGTTCGGTTATACTTTTCGGTGGTTTAGCAAAACTACTAGCATGGGTAGGCTTAGGCTACGGTATCTGGACACTAGTTAAAAAAGAAGATTAATATGGCAGTAGAAGTAAGTCGCAGAGATATTATCTCTGATGAAATAGTTGAATTAGGATCTGAGGCAAGATTTCTTAAGCTTCCAATAGCTCCATATATGGAGCTATTGAATGTCACTCCGTTACCCTCGCAGATAGCAATTATCAATGCGGTTAACGACCCAAAGTATCGTTTTATTTCTGCCGCTGTCTCTCGGCGGCAGGGAAAAACGTACATAGCCAATATCATTGGACAGCTCGTGTCTTTGGTTCCTGGCTCTAATATTCTAATAATGTCTCCCAACTACTCTTTGTCTCAGATCTCTTTTGATCTACAGAGAAATCTAATTAAGCATTTTGATTTAGAGGTTACAAAAGATAACGCCAAGGATAAAGTTATTGAAATCTCTAACGGGTCTACTGTAAGAATGGGTTCTGTTAATCAGGTCGATTCTTGTGTAGGTAGATCTTATGACCTTATCATCTTTGATGAGGCCGCACTCGCTGACGGCAAGGACGCCTTCAACGTTGCACTTCGTCCTACCCTAGACAAACCAAATTCTAAAGCAATCTTTATCTCAACACCTCGAGGCAGAAACAACTGGTTTTCTGAGTTCTTTTACAGAGGATTCTCGGAAGACTTCCCAGAATGGTGTAGCATACGAGCAACCTATCGAGATAACCCTCGAATGAGCGAAAGCGATATTTCAGAGGCACGAAAGTCGATGTCTGAAGCAGAGTTTAAGCAGGAGTACGAAGCTGACTTTAATACTTATGAAGGGCAGATCTGGAAGTTCAACTTCGAGACACAGGTAAAAGATCTATCTCAGTTTGATACTAGTAATATGGACGTCTTTGCGGGGTTGGACGTAGGTTTTAAAGATCCAACAGCACTGTGTGTAATCGCTTATGATTGGGATAATGATAAATACTACTTAGTAGACGAGTACATGAACAATGAACGTACTACTGAGCAGCACGCAGTAGAAATACAAAAATTAATTGAAAAATGGGATATTGACTATATCTATATTGACTCTGCAGCACAGCAGACTCGGTTTGACCTGGCACAGAACTATGATATTAGTACTATTAACGCTAAAAAGTCTGTACTTGACGGCATTGGACATGTATCTGCAATTATTGATAATGACAAACTCTATGTCGACCAAGAATGTAAACAATCACTGACTTGCCTTGACGCGTATCAGTGGGATCCTAACCCAAATCTAATGAAGGAAAAACCGAAGCACAACATGGCTTCGCACATGGCAGATGGTATGCGCTACGCACTTTACTCATTTCAAACCGCGCAGGTATCCTTCTAGCGATACCTACTCAAAAATAGTTATTGACAAGTCATCCTAAAGCCGATATAATTCTTTAAATGAAAAATCGAGGAACCAAAGGAAAATGCCTAAGCTAAAACGCGATGTAGTAAAATATGTACGAGATAAGGCAAAGTCTAAGTATGAAAAGGGTTCCTCTTGCGAGATTTGCGGTGAGACAGAGCAGTTAGACTTTCACCACTTTTACAGTTTAACTCCTTTGTTGAATCAATGGTTGACAAAGAACAAACACAATCCTGAGTACATTCAATCACTTCGGGATGACTTTATAGAAGAACATCATGCTGAGTTATACGACCACACAGTTACGCTGTGTCATACTCACCATTTAAAACTTCACTCAATTTACGGTAAAGACCCTGGGCTGGGAACTGCTAAAAAGCAGATGCGGTGGGTAGAGATTCAAAGAGAAAAACATAATGGCATGGTATAACAACTTATTTGGTAACAAACCTGTCGAGGAGAAACTGAATCCTGCTCAATATAATATTGGCGGGGGTAAAACAGAATCTTCAAGAGAGTCAACCCTAAGTTACGAGAGAGCCTATGAAGATCTAGAAATCGTTAATCGCGGCGTAAATATGATCGTTGATGACGTAGCAGAGATTCATACTTTAGTTTCCCGAGACAATGCTTTTAGGGGTGTAATTCCAGGAGTTAAAGCTTCTAAGGTAGAGACTCTTCTTAATAAGTCTCCTAATCCTTATCAAGATATTAATACTTTTAAGCGTAATCTTATTACTGATTTTTTACTTGATGGAAACATCTTCATGTACTTCGATGGAGCACACATCTATCACTTACCTGCTACAGATGTAAAGATACATTCAGACAAAGAAACTTATATTGAAAAGTTCACAATGTTTGATACTACTTTTAGTCCTGATGAAATTATTCACATTAAAGAAAACTCTTTTCACTCTATCTATCGTGGAGTTCCTCGTTTAAAGCCAGCGTTACGCACTATGATTTTGATGAAGAGAATGAGAGATTTTCAGGATAACTTTTTCAAGAACGGAGCAGTTCCAGGTCTAGTACTTAAATCACCAAATACACTTTCTGAGAAAATCAAAGAACGAATGATGGTTTCTTGGCAAGAAAGATACCGTCCAGATGCGGGCGGAAAACGACCACTTATCTTAGATGGCGGAATCGAGGTCGATAAGATCTCAAATGTAAATTTTAAAGAATTGGATTTTCAATCTGCAATTTCAGAAAATGAAAAGATAATTTTAAAGGCGCTCGGAATCCCTCCAATTTTGATGGATTCTGGTAACAACGCTAACATTCGCCCAAATATGCGACTATATTATTTGGAGACTATACTTCCTATAGTTCGAAAAATTAATTATGGACTCGAAAGATATTTTGGTTTTGAGTTAAGTGAGGACATTACCAATATTCCCGCTTTACAACCTGAATTACGAGATTCATCTGCGTATTACACATCACTAGTAAACGGTGGTATTATTACTCCTGCAGAAGCTAGAGATCGTTTAGGCTTCGAAACTATAGAAGGAACAGAAGACATTAGAGTTCCGGCTAATATTGCAGGTTCTGCAGCTAACCCAGATGAGGGTGGTCGCCCCACAGAAGAAGGAGAAGAATAAATGGCAGTTCGCCAAAAAGCACAAGTATTAGAGATAGCAAGAAAGCAGTTTGAAGATTTCGGGCTACCTGCGGATATTGAATATAAAAACTACCTAGCAATAGTAGGCCCTAGAGAGGCTTTATGTGTTAGATCAGTTAAAAGAAGTTTTAAGGCATGGAAGTATATTACCCATGCTCTTAAGATCCGGCACCCTGAGCTGTTTGTTAAGCCAGAGCCTAAGCCCGAGCCGAAGCCAATGCCGAAAGCCGAGCCTAAACGAGTTACACCTAAAGCACCAAAGCCAGCTCCAAAGGCCGCGGTCAAGCCTGCTGTTAAACCAGCAGTAAAAAAGGATTAAGATATGAATAAGATCTTTAATCTTACGTCTACTTTCAAGACTCATGCAGAGGATGATGGCTCTGTAATGATTCGTGGGATGGCAAGCACGGCTGACTTTGATCGCGCGGGTGATTCCATTTCAGCAGAAGCCTGGCAGAAAGGTGGACTAAAGAACTTTGAAAAAAATCCAATTATCCTGTTTAATCATGACTATGATAAACCAATTGGTCGAGCTACCGGTCTGAAGTCTGGACCAGATGGCTTGGAGCTGGAATGTAAGATTAGTAAGGCGGCGCCTGCTAATGTTGCTCAACTAGTTAAAGACGGTGTTCTTGGGGCCTTTTCCGTAGGTTTCCGAGTCAAGGATGCTGATTATATTAAGGAAACCGACGGACTAATGATTAAGGACGCTGAATTATTCGAGGTATCAGTTGTATCTGTACCCTGCAATCAGTCAGCTACTTTTTCGCTCGCGAAGTCTTTTGACTCAGATGCTGAGTACGAAGAATTCAAAAAAACTTTCACAAATCGTGTAGATCTAGCAGGTCAGTCTCTGGCTAAGGATGAAGTTATTACTTCGGGAATAGCTAGTGACACACCTCAAAGCGCGGATATTCAATCCGCAGATCAGGAGATCAAGATGGATAATCAAAACATCGACTTGGAAGCTTTTGCAAAGAAGGTAGCTGAAGACACAGCTGCTAAGATTGCTATGAAGCAAGCCGAGCAAAAAGCAGCTGAAGAAGCAGAAGCAAAGGCAGCAGCCGAAGCAGAAGTTGAAAAAGCTCAGGCTCTAGAAGCCGAATCAATCCGCGTTAAAGCGGGTGTAGAAACTGGCGTTGAAGCTCTTATGGCTGATGTACAAAAGCAGCTTAACGAAAAAGACGCTAAGTTTGAAGAAGTTATTGCTAAGTATGGCAAAGACCTCGAAGAAAAATCAGCTGAAATTGCTGCTATGCAGAACAGCAAGAAGTCTTTCTCTGACCGCTCACAAGGCGATCTGAGCAAGTTCGGTAAAGAGTTCATGACTGGCCATATGCTAGGTGTAATGACTGGTAAAGGTTGGGACACTGACTACTCTAAAGACTTGTTTGAGAAAGCTGGCGTAAACTATGCAGCTAATGCTGGTGATATCGCTCAAGGCGTTTCTACTCAAATCGAGAAAGAAATCATGCAAGAGCTTAAGCTTGCTCAAGCTTTCCGTGAGATTACTATTAACTCTCAGACTCAAGTATTGCCAATCCAAACTGATGCACTTCCAGCAGCTTGGGGCGCTAACACTGCCGCCGCAGGTAACTTGACTAACCGTCCTCAGGTAACTGGTAACCAGTATAACGCTGCTCAGGTAATTCTGAAAGCTAACCGTCTGGTTTCTACTACTTTCATGGACAACAATGTTGATGAAGAAGTACTTGTTAACTTGATGCCTATGTTGATTGACTCTGTTGCTCGTGCTCACGCTCGTGCTGTAGACAATGCAATCATCAATGGTACTTCTGGTGGCGATGAAGGCTTTGACGGTCTTGAAGCTCTTGCTGGTACTAACAGCGTTGCTGTTCTTAACTCTACTGGCGCTGCCGACACTAGCGTAACCGCTGCTGAGTTCTTAGCTGGCCGTAAGCTAATGGGTAAATATGGTATGGATCCTTCTGATCTTGTCTATGTTGTATCTCAGGCTCGCTACTATGACCTATTGTCTGATGCTGCTTTTGCTGACATCACTGACGTAGGTTCTGACATCGCTACTAAGATTACCGGTACTGTTGGTGCTATTTATGGCACTCCAGTAATCGTATCTGACCAGTTAGAAACTGAAGCTAACACTGCTTCTGTAGGCTACTGTGTTAACGTACGTAACCACGTAATCCCACGTCTCCGCGGTGTATCTGTAGAGCAGGACTACGAAGTAATGAACCAGCGTAACGTAATCGTTGCTAGCCAGTCTCTTGGCTTCAACCAGCTACGTGCCAACAACGGTACTACCGATGTATCTGTTGTTAAACTGATTCGTACTGATAGCTAATACTTAAAAGGTATAAAAACGAGGGGGAGTTTATCTCCCCTAAGTTTTTACTAATGGACTTATAAATGGCAAATTTGATTACAATAGACGAATACAAAACTTCGGAGAATATCCAAAGTACAAAGGAAGATGCTCGCATCAATTCTTTGATTGCCGCTGTGAGTGCATTAGTAAAAACTTACTGTGGAAACAGCATAGTAGATTTCTACGCTACTAATAAAATAGAAGAATTCAGTGTTAATTGGGGAACTAATCTTGTTCAATTAACAGAAGCCCCGGTAGTGTCAATAGTATCTGTAGAGGAGAGAACTGATTTTTCTTCAAGCTATACTACTGTTCCTGCTACTGAGTACTACGTAGATTCAAGTACAGACAGTATTTACAGAGTAACTACTTCTGGTGGAAAGAAGTTGTGGCCTACAGGCCCTGCAAGCGTAAAAGTTACTTATAAAGCCGGATACGCAGAGTGTCCCGCAGATTTACAATTAGCAGTTATTGATTTGATTACTTACTATATGAAAGACGAGCACAAAGCTCGCCAGACTATAGCAGGTGCAAGCATCCAAAATAGTGCTTCTTCAAGTCAGAGAAACAACGTAGCGTTTCCTGACCATATTAAGCGTGTTCTGGACCTGTATAAGAACTTTTAATGAGTACAGAGAGTTTAACAAAATTTTTAAACAAACTTTCAGCAGAGTTAAAGAAAAGCTCCGCAGAGTACAGAGCCGCAGATGCTAATAAAAGGCCACACCTTTTTAGGTTTACTAGCACAAAGTTTGCTACGCAACTAAAAAGGCAAATAGAGGCGCAAGATATTCCGCTATCTAATGCCGACAGGAAATTCATAAATACGGAAGCTGATAGATTACTAGACCAATTAAAAACCAAGTTATTGAGGATACAAGCAACCGATAAAAAGATAAAGACAGGTAAGACATACGTTAGAATGACCTTTACGTCTTCTACCGAAGTAGATGCAGGACAGTATGCTGACCCTGAGTCTATTTACCATAAAATTTATAATTCTTACCGCCCTTTATTGAGGGATAGTTTTGAGCGTATTCAAAACTATCTTAGACAGCAAGAGTTTACACATCCTGGTACAGGAAGAAAGAGAAGTAAAATTATACGTACCACATCAGGAAAGTCAGAACGTAAAGCAGCAGGTAGAGAGCTTAACTTAGGACACGTTGAAGGTAAAAGTGTGGTTGAATCTTTTATTCGAGACGCTTTTGAAGAGGTTTTATCTAGCGAAAGTGTTTATACCGATAACGGAGATGCTCTTTCCGAAACAGATATTAGAGCAGACATGTCTGATTTAGGTATTGATATAAAGCTTATTAAGAATACAAAAATTGACTCATATACTGTAGAGCTAGAATCTGCAATAGATAACAGAGCCGGAGGTAAGATTTTAAAGGCAAATAAAGCGAAGCTAGAAGATCAAATCGTTGCCGCAGTAAAGAAGTTAGGGGGCATTGCAAACCTAAAAGGCTCAGATTCTCTCAAAGAGAAGTACATAAAAAAGACGCGACAAGAAGTGTTAGAACCTTTTAAAAAAATAGGTGCTACTGTTTCAGCAAAAAACACTAAGATTAAAGAAAAAAGCTCTAATACAACAAAGAGTAGCTCTGCCAAAGCAGTTAAAGCATCTCAAAGTAGAAAGAGAGCAGGAAAAAAAGCACTTCCTGCAAGACTTAAAGCAAAACAATCTAGAGAGCAGTCATCTTCAGCACAACCTTTACAGTTGATAGGACTTATAAATAAACAACTACCGAGTACTGTAAGAAAAAATATGAGAGAGCCTGCACTTGTAAATAGAACAGGAAGATTTGCATCTAGTGTTCAAGTAACTGATATAGTTCAAACACCAAAAGGCTATCCAAGTTTTGGATATACTTACCAAAGAAATCCTTATCAAGTATTTGAGGAAGGTAGCTCGGGAAACTGGGCAAACGGAAATAGAGATCCACGAGATCTAATTGACAAATCTATTCGAGAAATCGCAGCACAGTTTGCAATCGGAAGATTCTATACTAGGAGAGTATAATGGGAACAAGAGCATTCACGACACGAAGACTGGGTATTGTTAATGCACTTGTCGACCAGTTAAAAAATATAAACGGGGCAGGAGCATATCTATCTGATGTAAATGAAAATGTTTCTCCTCGACTAAAATTTTGGGATGAGGTGGAGGAGTTTCCTGCAATTCACCTAAATGCTGGCTCGGAGACACGAGAGTACCAAGCCGGAGGTTATAAAGACAGATTCCTTTCTATTACGTTAAGATGCTACGTCCAAGCAGAAGATTCTGTACAAGCTCTAGACGAGTTATTAGAAGATGTCGAAACCGTATTAGAGGATAACTCTCGATTACCGTATTTAGATCGTACTCAAACGACTCAATACACACAACAAATCACAATAGTCAGTGTAGATACTGACGAAGGTGTACTTGAACCTTTAGGAGTCGGTGAGATTCTTATAGAGGTTCGATACTAGAAAATGCAGGCACGAGCAAACGTTCACGTCCTAGCCTTTTCAAGATAACATAGGAGATATACTATGGCTGATCAATTATATTTTAGCAGAGATACGAAAATCTATATCGAGATAGGTTCCGCAATTTGGGAAGTACCTGTTCTTGATGGCTTTTCATTCTCACAAGCAACAAACTCATCAGAGGTAACTCTGTCTGAGATGTCAGGTACAGGCGGTTCAAGCCGTCGTGGACGACGAATGTTTAATGACTCATTCGCACCTGCAGAGTGGAGTTTCTCTACTTATATGCGTCCTTTTACTTCAACAGGTACAGGAAGTGGAGCAGCTTCGGCAGTGGATGGTGATCATCACGCAGTAGAAGAGGTTCTTTGGGGCTTATTTGCAGGTCCTGCACACTACCAAGGTCAAGAGTTTAAAGATGAAGCTGGCGGAACTGCTTATATTGCACATAGCGCTACTTCTGCCGATATTGACTTTGCACAATCTAACAAAAGTACTTTAGGTACTGCAAATATCTATTTTGCGATGGGTGGAGCAAATGATACCAAAACAGTTTATAAGATAAGCGACTGCGTTGTAAATGAGATGGCGGCAGACTTTGATATTGATGGTATTGCTACCATTAACTGGTCTGGAATGGGCTCACTTATCAGTGACGAAGGTACTTCAGTTCCTACAGCTACCATTTATGAAGGTATTAATGCAACAAACAACTTTATTCGTAATCGACTAACCACTCTTACTGCTGGTAAGTATGGTACTCCTGCACTAATTAATGCATCTAACCAACCTGTGTCTGGTAAGCGTTACAAAATTACAGAAGTTGGAGACACTAACTGGACTGATATTGGAGCCGCTTCGGCTGCTATAAACGTTGAGTTTGTTGCAAACTCTACTACTGCTACAGGTTCCGGCACAGGTAAAGCAGCTCTAGAGTCTGAGTACGGTTTAGTATTAACTGGTGGTAACATTACTATTACTAACAACATTACTTTCCTTACTCCAGAAACTCTCGGACAAGTTAATCAGCCTATTGGCCATATTACGGGTTCACGTTCAGTATCGGGTAGCTTCACTTGCTACTTAAACAACGAAACTGATTCAAGTGCAGAGTTGTTTGAAGACTTAGTTGGCGATACCACTACAGTTACAAACAACCACCGTTTAGTATTTGCTATCGGTGGAACTACTCCCAACCTGCCTAGAGTTGAAATGACTATGCTAGACTGTCACCTTGAGCTACCTTCTCACTCTATTGACGATGTAATCTCCCTAGAAACTGCGTTCCACGCATTGCCTAGCGCGATTGATAAGACTGACGAAGTTACTGTTAAGTACTTTGGTAGAGATGTGTAAGGCAGCAGCTACGTAAAAAAAGTTCTTGACATAGGAGGTCATTTAGACTATACTATGAAATAGAAAAAGTTAGAAGGGGCTCTTTTTCGAGCCCCTTTTATTATCCGGAGAAAAATGGCTACTTATAATTTTTTAAAGCAGGCAGAAGTTTATCTTTCAACAACTTACCCTGTTGAAAGTGGCATGACTGTATCTGAAACTCTGGCTCCGAATACATCAGTAGGGAATGTTGGAGCTTTTTCAAATACGAATGAGCATTTAAAAACATTATTTGCCGGAGAAGTAGTTTTACCCTCTACGTTCTCAAATGATCATGAAGTTATTTTTGAGCATGGTGGAACTGGATACGGTACTTGGATTGGTCAGACTCTTATTTCTGGTACAAGATTCTTAATGCTTAGAACTGGTACAGGAACATTAGATACAGATTTTAGTAATAATGACAGAATTTATAAGAGAATTCCTATAGCAGATATTCCAGAGTTCGATGATAAAATGCATACGGTTGCATGGGAGCTGGACCCACCAAATGGAACGGCCAAACTCTGGATAGATAATCGACTTGTAATTAGCGAAATTTGTAGTGACGGTTCTTATAGTCAGTGGACTGGCGGCAATGAGGGAGGCTGGTTAGAAGGCTTTTTAGCAGTCGCAGGACAGGGTAGTGTAGCTGCACACAGAACACCGTGGTCAGGACAAGCAGGTTCCGATTTAAGAATTTATACTGATCAAACTATAGGTAACAATAATTACCCTTTAAGATTAGATGTTTCGGAAGATATAAGTTTTAGTCAAACATTTACAGATAAAACGTATACTCAAAAAACTCTGCATGAACAACATAAAATGCACGCAGCTTCAAACATTAAAAAGGCGAATCCTGCTAATTTTGAGTTTACAATACCTGCTTTAACACAAGCAGACTTAGACACTGTTTTTAGTTTATTAGTAAATTACAAAACAGGTACAAATACTTTAGATACTTTTACTTTACATATAAAATTACCAAACGATAACTATAGGCTAGACAACTGTGTTGCAACAAATGGGACATTCGTAATTGAGAAATTAGAGAATCTCAAATTGACAATATCAGGAGAAGCATCTAGATTATCGAGAGGAGTCGCACTACCTACTACAGGTAGGGTTTCTCGTTCAGGCAGTCGCACGTTTCAACGTGTTGAGCATCTGTCAGCAAGTATAGACTCCGTAGCTTTTACAGAAGGACTTTATAAGGTTTCTGTTGAACTACAAAATGATATAAAGTGGACTCCTTATCAAACCGTCAATGATGCATTGAATGTAACAAATGCTGCTACTTCAATGTACCCCTCTAAGTTTACTCTCGAAAAACGTATTTTATCTGGCTCCGTTGGACAGTATGTGCTTAGTAACTTCAATAGCGATGTTCAGCAGTGGAAAACAGGAGTACCTGTAGTCATAGAAGCAGGCGCAAGCTCTTCTCAAGGTTTCAGATTTAATTTAACAGATTGTACATTCACAAATAGAAATACTGTTAGTGATGTATTTACACAATCTTATGACTGGAAAATGAATGCTAACCCCTCAAGTTTAGGAGATGTAATTAAACTAACTTGGTAATATTTTTAACTTAACAACATATAAGGAACAACAATGGATTTAAAAAAATTAATGGTCGATACCAAAGCAGTTTGGGTTGACTTTCCTGGTCTTAAAGGTTTTGAAGTAGAGGTAGCAAACCTCTCCCGAAAAGAGCTAACAGGTTTACGCAAAAAATGTACTACTACTAAGTTCGATCGTAAGACTCGACAAGCAGTAGAAGAACTAGACGAAGAAAAGTTTGTATCAGAGTTTTCTAGAGCAGTTATCAAAAACTGGAAAGGCTTAACTCTTGCACACTTAGAAACTTTACTATTAGTAGATATTGATGGACAAGATCCTGCAAAAGAGTTGGATTTTTCTGAAGATAATGCAGAAACTTTAGTATCTTCGTCAACAGAGTTCGATACATGGCTCAATGAGGTAGCCTTTGATTTGGACAACTTTCGTTCAAAAGGAAAAGGAGGAACTACTAAACCGGCTGGACAGGTACTTCAAAAATAGTGAATCTAAAATGACGCGAGAGCGTTATTTTACAATGTGTGAGCAGTTAGGTCAAGAACCTAAAGAAGATGAAATACCTCCCGACTGGGAGGATTTCCCTCCCATAGTGGTACAAGCAATGAATACTTTTGCTGTACTAGGGGATAAAATTGTAGCTGACATAGGCTACTTAGGAAAAGATTATTCATTGCTACCATACTTAATGGAGCATCATGGCATAGACGATACAGAATTGTTTATAGAGATTCTAACTTATTTAGAATCAAGGGCTATTAACCAATCTCAAGAACAACTCAAACGAGAAAGGGAGAAGCTAAAGAGAAAACACTAGTGGCAGATACAATAACAGTTACGTATAAAATCAAGGAAGATGGCAGTCTTGCAGCTATCGGCAAAAATGCTGAAAAAGCTGCTAAGTCTACTAAAAAAGCCACCGATGCTTCTGCTCAACACAATAAACAACAAAAAGGTGTTATAGGAGCAACTTCTAATAGCACCAAAGCTTTCTCTAAGATGACCACTGGTATTACTGGTGGTCTTGTTCCCGCATATGCAACCCTTGCAGCAAACGTATTCGCCCTTACCGCACTTTTTGGAGCACTTTCTAAAGCAGCCTCTCTTCGTTTACTCGAAGAAGGCTTATTACGTGTAGGTAATGCTGCAGGCACAAACCTTGCTTATGTTTCTGATGGTCTAAAACAAATCACAGGAGCTGCTATTTCAACAGAAGCCGCTATGCGCTCGGTAGCTTTAGCAACCAGTGCAGGCTTTTCTAGTGAACAGCTAAGTGGTTTAACCAAAGTAGCAAAAGGAGCTTCCGTAGCTTTAGGTCGAGACATGACAGACGCTATGGATCGTCTTGTGCGAGGTACTGCAAAGCTCGAGCCAGAAATTCTAGATGAATTAGGTATTATGGTACGGCTAGATGATGCTGTAGCAGACTACGCCGTAACGCTTGGTAAAAATGCCAAAGATCTTACACAATACGAAAGACGTATGGCTTTCTTAAATGCAACAATCGATCAAGGCTCTAAAAAGTTTGGTTCGCTTGCTGAAAATACTGAAGTCAATCCTTACGATAAATTAGCCGCATCCTTCGCAAACTTAGCAAAAGTGGGTGTAAACCTGCTAAATGTTGTTGTTGAACCTTTTGTAAACTTTTTCTCCTCAAATCCTGTAGCACTAACTGCGGCAGTGACTATGTTCGCAGGAACTTTGGTAAAGCAAGTTGTGCCTGCAATACAAGATTCCGCAAAAGCAGCTACAGTGATGGCTAGTCAAGCTAGTAAGGCAGCTACAGCTTTGGCCGCAAAAACTACTGCGGCTTTTCAAAAATCGGCTAAAGCAGTTTCTTCCTTTCAATTTGCACCGAAAAGTCTCGGTGGATTGGAGATGCAGCTTCGTAAAGGAACAGTAAATGCAGGACAATTAAAAGACGGAATAAAAAAATTACAAGCATCAGAAGATCGCAGACAAAAAAATCTTGATGCAGGTCACTTAAAAAATGTAAAACAAAAACAAAAAGAAATTGCTGATATTAGACGACTAAAAGAAGAGTTAATCGCCTTACAAAAACAAGAAAAAGCAGGACAGGGCGCGGGTGGTGCTTTGGGCAAAGCAAAAGGCATGAGCTCGACCTCTCGCAAAACAGCAGCAGCTTTCAAAATGATGGAAGGAGCAGGCCCATTAGAAGGCTTTAAAATAGCTGCAGCATCTACAGGTAAGCAAGTAAAAGATATAACAAAAACCACGGGAGCACTTAATAAGTTAAGCGTAGGATTCAGAGTAGCAGGCAATAGCGCAAAACTGTTTGGTACTGCACTCTTAAATGCCGTCCCTATAATAGGACAGATAATGATGGCTGTGAGTCTTTTATGGCCTATCATATCTAAACTAATTCCCGAGAAAACCGCTGTTGCTAAAGCAGCGGATAAGGCGGCAGAGAGCTTTTCTAGTTTTCATGACATTGCAGACCAGCTCAATAAAACTCTTGATATAAGCGAAGATATAGTATCTGACTACGTCAATCAATTAAACGTATCAGTAGGAGTAGTAGATCAAGTTTCTTCTGCTTTTACTGCGCTTAAAGCTGCTCAAGAAGCCGCAAATAAAGAAGCAAAAGCAAAAGTTTCCGAAGACGAAAGAGATCGCCTAGAGACAGTTCTTGAGCTTGAACAGTCAATAAGAGATATAAATTCACAAGAGACAAAAGGCTTCTGGGATTATATGAATCTCGGGCGCTTGGAAAGCAATTTAGAAATTGCTCGAGAAAAACTAGCGGACGTAAGAGCAGAAGGCGAAGAAACATTAGCAACGCTGAATGAGTTTGATAGAGCTTCTGGTTTGCAAGTTATAAATACCGCACTAGATGATTTAAAATCTAGTGGTCTAGAAGAGGCTTTAGGAGATCAATTTGAAGGTGTTAAGTCTAAGTTTTTGGTAATACAAAAAGCAGTAAGCGAAGGTTTCTTTAAAGATACGCTAGAAGACGGAACTATCAAAGAAATTCCCGTAACTTTTGAAGAACTCGCCAAAAGACTTCAGGAAGCAAATAGACCTGCACAAACTTTAAAAGCATCTATCGAAGCAGCAGGACAGTCAAGTAGTAACTTCTTGGGAGAAATCACTAAGCTAGGAGGAAAGAATAAGACTCCTCTTGACCCTATGCTGGACGCGTTAAAGGCTTTAAATGTTGAATACGAAACCGCTTTAAACGATGCTAATGACCCTCTTGCAGGAAAAGCTTTTGAACGAGGCGCTGAAGGGTATATGAAAGTTTTGACAAACTTCTCAAAAGTCGCAGAGAGACAAAGAAAAGATACAGGGAAAACATTAACCCTACACGAAAGACTTCAAAAACGTCTAGAAGAAAACAGAGAAACAATGATATCTTCTGGACGCGCAGTTAAAGAGATTGCTGCTCAAAATAAAGCAGTAGCACAGTTTGCAAAGAACAATGGTGCAGCACAGCAACTTATTCTTGATAATAATGAAAAAATAAGAACAACAAAAGAAGCAGCACTTAATGCAGAAAAAGATAGCTACGGCATCGTAGGGTTAAATAAGGAACAAAGCAAGCGCATATTAGAGATTAACCAAGAACTTGGCATTATTGAACAAGAAAGAACTTTGTCTGCCAAAGACGGTTTGCTTGTAACTATTGAAAGTACAAAGCAAGCACAAATAATGCTTAAGCATAAAACTGCCATACAGCAAGCAGAAAAGCAGATATCTTTAGATGCCATGACTCGTGCCACAAATGAAGCAAAAATAGCAAAACTAAAAGCAGGCAAAGAGTTTACTCCCGCAGATCAATTAGCTGACTTTAAAAAGAATAAAGACGAGCGTCTGCGCCTTATAAATCTAGAAACTAATTCCAAGCTAATGGCTTTAGACCTAGAGTTTAAACTTTTAGAAGCTCAAACTAAATTGCAAAAGGAAAGAGCCAGAATTGTAGAAGCTGATAATCCAGACATTGCAGCAGGTACTTTAACCGGCCCAATGCAGGAAGTGTTAGATCTATTACCTGCTATTAAAACAGCTAAGGCAGCAGCGATTGCGTCTAGTGGACAAACTCAAATATCTGCCCTTAATTTAGAAGGAGCTGAAAAGACACGGGCTGTACAGACAGCAGGACTAAGTGCAGTCACTAGCTCGTCAGCAGGCGGTATGGGCGGAGTCGATACTACTTTTGGTAGAATACAAAATATGAAAGAGCAGGGAGTAGGCGGACCAGACGGAGAAAAACTAGCCAATGCTCAAGAAAATCTAGCCGCAACAAAAGGTATGATAGACCCTATGTTAGAAAACTTAAGAAGCCTAGGTCCGGAAGGCGAATTAGTAGCCGCTGTAACAGCAGGCTCCTTTGCAATGGCAGATTCCTTTATGACTATGGGAGAAAATCTTAAGAATGCTAGCGATGGCCTTGGTAAAGGTGCTGCTATCGCCCAAATGGCGGGTCAAGCCTTTGCACAGATAGGAGCAATTGCAGCAGCATCTTCTAAAGCAAAAATTGCAGGAATTGACAAAGAGATTGAAGCAGAGAAAAAACGTGATGGAACATCAGCCGCCTCGCTAGCAAAAATTAAAGCGATGGAAAAGAAGAAAGACGCAATAAAACGCAAAGAGTTTGAAACGAATAAGAAAATGCAAATGGGACAAGTTGTTGCAAACACAGCAGCTGGTATCATGGGTGTTCTTTCAGGTATTAAAGATCCGCTTGTCACCGCTCCCTTAGCAGTAGCTCAGGCGGCTATGATCGGGGTAATGGGTGCAGCTCAGTTAGCAACCATCGCAGGAACTTCTTACCAAGGTGGAGGTTCTATAGGATCAGCAGCGTCAGCTATGCCTTCAAAAATAAGCATCGGGCAGCGAAACAATACGGTAGATCTTGCAAAAAGTAAGAGCGCTTCGGGCGAACTAGCCTATATGAGAGGGGCCGACGGTACTGGAGGAGCAGGAAACTTTAGACCAGCATTTAGCGGATACAAACATAGAGCAGGTGGTGGTTACGTAGTCGGAGAGCAAGGACCTGAATTATTCATGCCTGAAGTACCTGGAGAAATCATATCTTCAGGACAGAATGCAGGCGGACTAGGAAACGTAAGTTTTAATATTAGCACAGTAGACGCTACGGGTGTAGAGGAACTACTAATTGGACAAAAAGGAAACATAATAGGTATGATTCGAGACGCAGCAAATTCATACGGAGAAAGTTTTATGGACGAAGTAGATACTACCGTTTACAATAAAACTACAGAAGGAGTGAGTAGATACTAATGGCATCTTTTACAAATTTTCAAAACATACTACCCGACCCCAATAATACTATTGGGGATGCGGGTCAAGTTGCAGGCAGCTCTTCAGCAGGTTTTGCCTCTGTATCACTAACCTCGAACCAACCCACTATGAGAGATAAAACAAACTCAGGCAGATTGATCGCTCGTAGAATTAACTATCATAATTGGGATGCGAAAATAACGTATAACCCTATGACTCGTGAAGACTTTGACCCTTTGTATACTTTTCTACTACAGAGAGGCGGACCGATACATCCTTTTTTCGTTTCTTTACCTCAATATCGAACGCCAAAAAGTGCAAGTTTCCATACTTGGATTCTTAATGGAGGCGGTACAGTTAGACATTTAGATGTTGATGCAACAACACAGCCCGGAACTACTTCTGTACTTATTGGAAAAAGCTCAGGATATACAGCAAGCTCAAACGGTACCCCTCTTCCAGGAGATATGTTTCATATTGCTAGTTCGAACTCCAACCACAACAAAGCTTATATGGTTACTCGAGTAGAGACAAACGCTGATTATCACAGTGCTCTTACTCAGCCGTCTACAGCGCAAGTACGCGTACATTTTACTCCTCCACTTTCTAAAAGGATATTTGCAGGGGACGATTTTGTCTTCTTAAATCCTTTAATGAGAGTAATTATGAAAGGTGATGTGCAAGAATATTCATTAAACACAGATAACTTATTCAAGTTCAGTCTCAATCTCGAGGAAGTACAATAATGGGCGTTAGAAATTTACACAATGACACGAAGGCTTCTTTGCTTGCAGAAAAGCCTTTTACTTATGCACACCTAATAAAGTTTGAAAAGCCGTTACTAACAGCTACCGGCCAAAGTGGTCGTCGACCTGAAGATTATGTGTACTT